GCCAGAAACAAAAGATCGCGTTGTGATCAGCACGATTGTGCATCAAATCATCCGCGTTGAAACTACGGAGCAAGACAACACGGCGATTACTCACGAACTAATCCTGAGGGCATAACGATGGCAAGAAATATAAAAATCACTGCGGTTCCCCAGCACGTAAAAAATAAGTACGAAAAGCTAATTGCTGCGGCGGTAGCAGAAACTTACAAGTCTGTAGTGCAGAACAGCCCAGTAGCCACTGGCCGGTTCAAACTTAGTTGGGCTGTAGGGCAAAACGATGTTTCGTTTCCTGGTGAGCCTGAAGGGCAAGATTCTTACCCGGAGCCAAACGCTGAGCAGCCAAGAAAAATTGGCTATCAAAAAGAGCGCATGGGCAACGTTTACAGCGTTTACAACAATTTGCCGTATGCCGAAAAGCTTGAAACTGCAAGCCTTGGTAAGGGCAGCAGCCAAAAAACCAACGGCCCTGGCTGGGTAAGAGCAGCGGCAAAGCGTGTTCAATCTATGATTCCTACGCTTGCGGCACAGATCGAGGCAGAGTCATGACCAGCACTTACAACGACGTTCGTGCTGTTATCGAAGGGCGTATCGCCACTGAAATGGCAAACTCACCTGTCATCCCGGTTGTTTATGCCAACTCGTCATTTATCCCGCCAAATGCAGATAGCTGGCTTCAGGTGCAGCTTCAATTTAATGACAATGCATATTTCACATTGCAGGCCCCAACAACAGGTTTCAACCGTCAAACAGGCATTGTTTTAATCAACATCTTCACCAAAGCAGGAGTTGGGGCAGGAGCCAACTACACCATCGCTGAGCGCGTCAAAGACCTTTTTGATCGCGTCACTGTCAACAGCGTCACCTTTGACCCTGCATCCGGACCCTTGACAATTACGCCGTCTGCCCCTGAGAGTTATTTCCAAACTCAGGTCAGCGTAACTTTTGACGCCTACTTACAATAGGTTAGAAAGCCACTACCGCTTAACACTATGGCTACTGTTCTGTCCGGTACGTCCGGCGCTCTTTATTACAAGCCTGCTGGAACCGACAGCACGTTTAAAGCCGCAAACGTCACCAATGCCAGCGACACGATTGTTGTTGGTACTTTTTTAAATTTCAAGGTCAATGACAAGGTTACGTTTGGAACCGGCACTGGCGGCACTTTGCCTGGGGGCATAACTGCTGGCACTCCTGTTTTCGTCAAGACCTACACCGCTTCTACTGGAGCAGCAACGTTTTCTGCAACAGCAGGCGGTTCTGTGCTTGCCCTGTCAAACGACGGGACTGACGGCACCACGCCGTTCACGATTAAGTTCTCTGAATTTCAATCAGTTGGCGACGTTCGTGAATGGTCGTTTGAGGTGACTCGCGAAGAAATTGATGTAACCAGCATTGGTGGAACGCTTGGTCAAAACGCACCGTTCCGCAGCTTTGTTACTGGATTTGCTGATGGCACCGGTTCCGCCACTGTTTACACCACTGACGACGACACAACCATTGCAAGTCGTTTGATTGAGGATGTGATTCAGCGCAAGCAGGTTGGTGCGACTTTCAAGCTCTATACAGACTTGATTTTGTCAGGGTCATCACCTGACGACACCACAAGCCGCTCAATTGAGTTCCAGGCTGTGTTGACCTCTGCCAGTTATGGCGTAACGCCAGACGATGCTCAGAGCGTAGAGATCTCATTCCGACCTTCTGCAGCCCCAACTTTCGACTTCAGCAAGTCCTAAGTTTGAGTAACAGATTTCATAGCCCTTGGCTTGTGCCAGGGGCTTTTTTATGTGTAAGCTGTCAACGAATAAGAGTTATCTTTTGTGCCTAGTGCTCTCGATCAGCTAAAGAAAGCCGCCAATTTGCAACCAGTTAAAAAAGTTGTTGTCTTGTCTGATGGCTCAGAGTTTGTGTTTTGGCGTTCCCCGCTAACAATGGCGGAGCGCGAACGTGCTCAAAAAGGATCTAACGACGACACGAACGCATTTGCGCTGCAGCTTTTAATTCTTAAAGCTCAGGATGAAGATGGCAAGCGGCTTTTTCAGCTTGGCCAAGCAGCAGAGCTTAAGAACGATGTTCGAGACGCTGACCTTCAGTCTTTGATGCTTGCGGTTATTGAAGAGGACAGCACGGAGGCGGCTGACCCAAAAGGCTGAAGGCTGAACTGAAAAAAGATAATTTACTGCGTCTGCAGCTAGGCGTTGCGAAAGAGCTTGGTTACAGCTTGGCAAGGCTTAACCAAGAGGTGACGCTAGAAGAGCTTTTAATTTGGTCGTCTTATTTTGACCTGTTAAACGAAGAGCAAGAAGCGGCGATGAAGAAAGCGAAGCGTGGGCGCTAAACTTGACGCAATAGACGGGTAGGCATGGCGGTTGTTTCTCGTGTAGAAATTGCTCTTGATTCGACGAGAGCTGCTGCAAACGCCAAGAAATTTGAGCGTTCCATGGATGGCGTTGCTAACGCCACTCGTGATGTAAACGGACGGTTACGAGATGCAAAAGGAAAGTTTTTAGGTGCCGGCCAAGAGGCGCGTAAGGCTAGCGGTTCATTTAATTCGTTAACGAAAAGCCTAGGGAAGGTGGCTGCGGCTTATGCCACTTTTGCTGCAGCGCAAAACATAGTAAGAGCGGGGATACAAAGGATTGAATCTGAACGCCGGATTGAATTTTTAGCCAAGGGCTATGGGGAGGTTTCCAAGCTGCAAGCAGCAGCTACAGCATCCGCAGGTAAATTCGGGATCAGTCAAACAGAGGCCAACAAAGCTTTAGCTACTTCGTTCGCAAGATTAAGACCTGTTGGAGTGTCATTGGCTGACATTGTCAGCACCTATAACGGTTTTAATACCGCCGCGAAACTTAGTGGTGCGACTGCTGAAGAGTCATCAAATGCGTTTACACAGCTTGCTCAAGCTCTTGGCTCCGGCGCATTGCGTGGTGATGAATTTAATAGCATTTCTGAGCAAGTTCCAGGCATTCTGACAGCAATTAGCAAGGAGACTGGCGTCGCTCAAGGCCAGCTTAGAAAATATGCAGCAGAAGGAAAAATCACAAGTGACGTAGTTATTAACGCTTTAAAACGTATAGAAACTGAAGGCGCTGAGCAACTAAAGCAAGCATTAGGAGGCCCTGCCCAAAAGATAAAAGACTTTCAAAACGCCTCAGAAGAGGTTGCAGTGGCAATTGCTGAAACAATACTTCCTGACCTTGCGCAGGCTTTTCGTGATCTTGGTCAAATTATTTTAGAACTAAAAGGACCAATTAAAACAGTCGCAAAGTTTGCTGCAGATCAATTTTCGACTGTTAGTCAGACTATACGCATGATTAAGGGAGCCACCGGAGACAAAGCAGCGCAAAGAGCTTCTGTAGACGTGTCTTTGTCCCGAGGCGAATTACCGTTTGTTCCGTTTGCTAAAGAAATATTTGGCAAAGAGGGCCTAAATAAACTTAGATCTGAGGCGGCAGTATATGCAAAATTACGCAATCAAACATTTGACGAAGCTTTTGTTGATTTGGCTAAAGATCGCCTTACAGCAATGGAAGGAGACGATTTTATTACAGGTGCAGTTGAAAAAACAAAAATTTCCGGCATAACACGCACAGACAGTGACACAGATACAAACAAAGAAAAAGGCCGGGTCGACATGTCTGCCCAAATGCTTAAATTGCAAAGAGAAAGGCTTGATCTTTTATTGGAAGAAGACAGGCTTGCAATAGCTCAAAAAGACAACCAAATCGAGCTTTTAAGAATTTCAGAAGCTAACTATAAGCCTAATGAAAGAACGTTTCAAATATTAAAAGCCAACAATAATCTAGGCTTGGAAAAGAAAGATATTGATGCTGATCAACTAGACAGATACAATAAGATAAAAGAAGCTATTGAGGGCCTAGGTACAAGTGTTGCAGAGGATTGGATTAAAAAACAAGATGAATTAGCCGCAAAATCAGGCGAAAAGTTAAAAACAATGTATGAGTCGATTGGCCAATCAATCACGACCGGGATTGTTGATTCATTAACGGCAGCAGTTGAAGGCACTAAATCACTTGCTGACGTTGCATCACAAACGCTCAGGCAAGTCGCGAACATCTTGCTGCAGTTTGGTGTTAACACTGCGCTTGGTGGCATACCGGGTTTTGGAGATTTCTTTAAGGCCAAAGGCGGTCCTGTCTCCGGTGGCTCGCCTTATATGGTTGGCGAAAAAGGCCCTGAGCTATTCGTTCCAAACACTTCCGGCACAATCGTTCCTAACAACAAACTTGGTGGAGGCGGAGGTGGCAGCACAAGCGTTGTCGTTAACGTTGATGCCAAAGGCAGTTCTGCTTCAGGTGACAGTGGTGCCGGTAAACAGCTTGGAGGGTTGATTGGAGCGGCTGTGCAGGCAGAATTGATCAAGCAACAACGACCTGGAGGCTTATTGTCCCGCTAATGAGTACCTTCCCCGATTTTGATCCCGCACCAGGGATGACAAAGCAAAGCGCACCACAGGTGCGTATCTCCCAGTTCGGGAGTGGTTATAGCCAGCGTGCAACGTTTGGCATCAACCAAAACCCAAAGATCTATAACCTGACCTTTCGTGTGTCAGAGACAGAAGCTGACACGATCGAAGATTTTCTTGATGCAAGGGGTGGCGTAGAGACCTTTACCTACACTCCACCTGGGGAAGCGACCAGCAGCAAATTCATTTGCACAGAGTGGACGAAGACGATTCCATTTGTTGATCGAGCGGAGATCGTCACGTCATTCGTGCAAGTATTTGAGCCATGAGCGATAACACGCCCCAGTTTGTTGAAGACTTACGCACGGTCGCGCCTGCATATTTTGAGGAGCTGCAAAAGCTTGAGCCAACGGCAGTTATCGACTTGTTTGAGGTGCGGTTAACGCAAGCCGTCAATAACGTTGATGAGACGCTTTATTATCACCCTGGGACGAACGACCTCGTTACGAACATTGTTTTTAACGGCAAAACCTATCCTGCTGTGCCTGTTGAGATGACAGGGCTTGAGACATCAGGCAAAGGCATGATTGCAAGACCTACTTTAAAAGTAGCTAACTCTAACGGTGCAATTAGCTCCTTAATTGTTCAGCAAAATTACAATCCACTCAAAGCGCAGGTGGTGCGTATCCGTACATTTAAAAAATTCTTAGACGCCGTTAATTTTAGTGGTGGCAACGCAACTGCCGATCCAGCAGCAAAGACAGAAGAGGTTTGGTATATCGACAGGGTAGCCAGTGAAAATTTGCAGTTTGTTGAGTTTGAGCTGACAGCCAAGCTTGACCTGACAAACCTTGAGCTGCCACGCCGTCAGGTGACTGAGTTTTGTCCTTGGAGGTATAGGGGAACCGAGTGCGGCTATGTAGCCAAAAGGTATTTCCAGGTTGATGATATTGAGATTTCCAAGGCTGAGATGCAATCGTTAGCCACGATCAACAGTTTGACCTTTGATCAGGCTGTGGACAAGTTTGATGTATGTGGCAAACGGGTAAGCAGTTGCAGGCTTCGCTACCCGGATAACGAAGGCAAGAATGATGTATCGATTCCGTTCGGAGGATTCCTTGGATCAAGAGTCCAGGCGTAAGGCGGAAGGCCACGCAATTCTTGAGTATCCAAAAGAAGCTTGCGGCTTACTTGTTGATGGCAAGTATTGGCCGTGCCAAAACGTCGCAGATGACCCAGAAGTAAATTTTGTTCTTAATGCCGCTGATTATATGGAAGCGATGCTGTCTGGAACGATTGAAGCCGTCGTGCATTCTCACCCGTCAGGCGGTCAAGCTAGTGAGCTGGACCGTAAAAGCTGCAGTCAAACTAAGCTTGTATGGCATATTTATTTTGTTGCAGAAAGCAAATGGTCAACTATCGAGCCTTGATAGGCAAAGAGTTTGCGTATGGGGCGCAAGATTGTTTTACGTTAATTCGCGACTATTACAAATTAAAAGGTGTCTTGTTGCCAGATTTTGAAAGGCCAAAAAACCCTGAAACCGCAGATAGCATATTTTTAGAACAAGCTGAGTTGTGTGGTTTTCGCTCGGTTGATTTTGATTTACGCAAGGTGGGGGACATGCTGATTATGAAACTTATGACTAGAACGCCAATGCACGGCGCAATTTACGTTGGTGATGACAAGATCTTGCACCAACGCTTTAACAGCTTGAGTGCGGTAGAACCTTTTGGGCGGTACTATAGGCAAAGCGTTGTCGCCGTCTATCGCTATGCAACTGGTGATGTTGGCCGGTGAGCTGGGCGAAAAATACGGCACACACCACGAGTATTACAACCTAAGGACGCCAGCAGACGCGATCAAGCTGCTTTGTATCAACCATCCAAAGCTGCAGAAGGATTTGATGACAGCGCATCAGAACGGGGTTGGCTACAAGCTGATTCAGTCTGGAGCGGCGATGGGATATGACGAGCTGCATCTGCCATTTGGCAGCAGGCCAATGGTGCTTGTGCCAGTGATCAGTGGCAGCTTGGGAGAGGAAAACCCATTCGGCAGGATTTTACTTGGCGTTGGTTTAGTTGCAGCCGGATTTTTTACAGGTGGTGCAACAATTGGACTTCTCGGGCTAGCTGCTCCAATTGGGGTGTCTGCTGTCCTTGGAACGGTAGGTGCCAGTTTGATTTTTGGTGGCGTAGCCCAGTTAATTTCACCGCAGCCAGAAATACCAAAACTTGGCAGTCGTCGTATGGACGGCACTAACTTTCGCGGCCCTGGACCACAAGGTGTTTCGCGTGGAGCGAGTGGTCAGCAGTCTTATGCGTACACCGGACCAGCTAATACTGTTGGCAACGGTTCAACAATTCCTGTTGTGTATGGCCGCGCCATGCTTGGCGGTCACATGTTGTCAGTAGGGATTGAAGCAACAGATGTTTCCGATCCCATTGCAACAGCAATTAAAGCGCCTGGCCCAGATACTATTTTGATTAATGGCAGCCAAGTCGAGCGAGAGTTTAATGACGAAAGCGGTATTGAGACAAAAACTATAACTAGAGGTCAGCTTAACAGTGTCAACACGACAAAAACAAATAGAAGAATAGTTATTGCCCCCAATGTGGGTTTTGGCCCAGGCTTGGATAAAACGCTTACAGAAAATAGTACGAAAAAGATGGGTAATGTTGATGTTCGTGGTCCTTTTCAAGACGAATTTGACATTATGTTTGAAATCGATCGCGGGCTTTATGGCCGAGCCGGGAAAGGCGAAGATGCAACCAAGATTGATGGGTTTATTCAATATCGCATAGAAGTTGAACACACCATGCCTGGAGATGACCCTACAGTGGCTGTCGCTGAAAATACTATCCAGGGATATTTAGAAAGATCAGAAAATTATTTTTACTTGCAAAGGCTTAAGTGGACCAAGCTTGAAAGCAATAAAGAGCTTAAGCTGCGAATCACTATTATGGATGTTGACACTGATGCACCGACGCGGTTTCGCGTCCATGCTTTTGGGTATCGCTTGCTTGATTAAGTTATGGCATTAAATTCTGAATCCACAATTAAGCTGATCGACCTTCTGTGCGAAGGGCCGATTGAAGGTCTTGCGACCCAAAGCAGCAAAAGCATTTTTCTTGACGAGACTTCTGCTGATCAAAAAGCCGTCAAGTCAACCGATTTTGCAATACGCAAAGGAACGGCTAACCAGACCAGGATTGGAATTAGTGAGCAGTTTGCAAATGCCACGACAACAATCATTGATGTAGGAACGCAAGTTGGCGAGAACTACAGCGAAGAGGTTGATGAAAATAACGAGGTTGTAGAAAGAAAGTACGGCGCGGGCAGCCTTGTTAAAACAATTACAGATCCAAAGACTAATTTTGTTAAACTTCTTTTTACGATTCCAAAGCTGTTTTCGACAGCAGTTGAAGGTCTTGCAAGGGGTCAATTATTCCCTGCAGCAATACGCATTAGGATCGCAGTTAAAAGCAAAAACAGTGCCTTCAATACTGTAACATTTGACGGACAGAGCTATAAAGAATTTAGGGGAATTTCTACATCAAATTATCAATATCAAACCCCTCGAATTGATCTAACGGGAGAAGGCCCCTGGCAAATTAAAGTAGATAAATTAACATTTACAACTAGTGTTTCAGGGCCAGATATAGAAGCAGGTTTTGAAATCAAGTTTAGTGACCTTGAAGATGTAAACAAGAAGACCCCGCTAGCCAGTAGCCGAGGCGACACGATCGTTTGGTCTTCGATTATTGCTGGTACGGATATTAAAACGGCTTACAAGCACACAGCTTGTGTTGGGTTAAGTCTTTCAACTGATCAGTTCAACACTGTCCCTGCTCGTGCATACGAAATCAAGGGGATGAAGGTTCAGATTCCATCTAGCGCAATGGTGCGTGCAGATGGAAGTTTGAATTACAGCGGCAACATTCCTTTTAATGGCAAGCTGCTGCCCAGGGCATATACAACTTGCCCGGTCTGTTGTTTCTACGACATGGTGACGAACAGCCGTTATGGGGCTGGTGATTTTGTTAGTGCAGAAGAGTTGAGCTGGGTTGATCTGATTGAGCTATCCAAGTATTGCAACGAGCTTGTACCAACAAGCGCGGGTGGAACGGAGCCACGCTTTGCGATTAATACGGTGATTGCATCACCAGCAGATGCGTTCAGCGTCTTGCAGGATTTGGCAAGCGTATTCCGGGGGATGATCTACTGGAAGTCAGACACGATCCAAGTAGCTGGCGACCATGGCGTTTTAGGCAGCACAACTACGGCACTCGAGCCTGTCCACCTGTTTACCAACTCAAATGTGGTTGGCGGTGGCTTTAGCTATAACGGCGCTTCCTTGAAGACAAGAAGCACCAGGGTACGTGTTCGTTACAACGATCCGAACAACTTCTACCGTCCTGACTTTGTTGTTATTGAGAACAAGGAGTTAGTCAATAAATACGGCTTCCAGATTCGTGAGATTGTGGCGTTTGGCTGCACATCCAAGTTCCAGGCTCAACGGATGGGCAAATGGGTTCTTGCTTCTGAAGAAACAGAAGGCGAGACCGTGACGTTTGCTGTTGGCCTTGAAGGCTTAATGGTGATGCCTGGCCAGATCTTTGCTGTTTCGGACGCAATGCGTCAGGGCGCAAGGTTGGCGGGTCGCATTTCAGCGTCAACAACAACGTCTGTCACAGCAGACCAAGCAATCACGTTGCCGATTGGAACGAATCGTCAGTTGAGTTGTGTGCTGGCTGACGGAACGACGGAAACCAAATCGATTAGCAGTGTTGTCGGTAATGTCATTAACGTCTCGTCTCCGTTTAGCTCTGCACCACAGGTAGAAACTGTTTATTCAATCCAGGCCAGCAACGTCAAGCATCAGAAATTTAGGTGTCTTGCTATTGGTGAGGGTGAGAATGGAACGTATTCCATCACAGGTGTTCAGCATGTAGACAACATTTATAACGTTGTTGAAACCGAGAACGCGCTACTTGAATTTGCAGACGTTACGTTATTTGATGAGGCTCCACCCGTTCCGGTCGATCTGTCTTTAAGCGCAGAAGACATAACAAAAGACGATCTTACAACGACACGAATTACTGCATCCTGGAGTCGCGGCAGTGCGTTTACTGCAATCTTTTTCAAAGTTAGGTACAAAATTGGTGGTGGCGATTTTATTGAGACAACGACTACTAATACAAACTTTGTTGTTGACAACCTAAAGCCTGGGGTCAGTTTTGAGCTGTTTGTACGTGCAGTTGGCCCGGCGCCACGCTCCAAGGAGTCAGCAGACGCAACAATCGTTCTTACTATCCCAGCATCACCGTCAACCCCTCCTGATCCAACAGACGTAACGCTTGAAGTTGTTGGTAGGGATCAGGTTTCCTTGCGCTGGGCGATTGGCCAAACAGGCATTAACAAAGAATCATTGCGTGCAGTTATACGGCATACGACAGATGATTTGACAACTGCAACCTGGGCTAATACGTCCATTCTGCGAACTGTTCTGGCAAACTCAACCTTTGCAATTTTGCCACGAATAAATGGAACGTATTTTATAAAGTTTGAGACAATTTTTGGCATCCGTAGCGCCAATGCCGTTGGCGTCAGTTTAAGCATTGCTGATGCAATCCCTAGGTTTAATTTTGAGTTAATTCGCGAAGACACACCCGCGTCAAATGTAAAACCATTTCTGGGCGAGGGTTTTGGCGTTTATTACGACAGTGAGTATGACGGCCTTGTTCTTGACGGTGACGGCAAGATTGACGAAATCACTGGCACATTTGATGACCTGACATCAGTTGATTTTGTTGGAACGCGAGGCACTTCGGGCGTTTACCACTTCCAGAAAGTATTAGATCTGGGCGGTATTTATAGCATTGATTTAAAACGTGTCTTGACTTCTCGCGGACTGTATCCGTTAGACACGGTTGATAGCCGCACGGCTTTACTTGATACATGGAGCGATATTGATGGTGCGTTAGCTGATGATACAACTGCCGACGTTTATTTCCGTACAACAAACCAAGAAACGACGGGCACTTATTTCTTGACCGAAGATGACGACTACTTATTGTTTGGCGGAGAAGTTGTAGTTCCTGACAATCTTGTCGCTGAAAACGATGACCAGTTAATTACTCAGAATGGCGACATAATTCAGACAAACCAAGCAAACGCCAGTGTTGTCCAGATCTTGCTAACGCAAAACGATGACATTTTAATTACGCAAAGCGGTGACAACCTGGAAAGCAATGTCCCTGCATCTGTGGACTACACGATTGACGAACGCACTGCGACAATCGACACCTGGAACAATTTTGATAACTATGACCCAAATGCAGCAGTTCCTTTGCCAACTGCTGACGACAAGATCTATTACGA